TTGTCTCGATTTTCGCAGCACATACTCCCCCCTGATTTAGGCCGATTTTAACTTTCATTTCGCTTAGTTTCGCGGAGAACGCCGATTGCAATCATTTTGCAACGAAATTTTTTGGGCGATAATAGGTGCTTGCAATGTGTTTCTAAAAATCAGGTATAAGAGTTTTTGTTAATGGAAAAATTGGAAAAATCGGTCGTTACGCTGCTATAAAGCGGAATAATTACGTTGTGAGAAATACATGTTTTTTGTAACGATTGGGCATCGTCACGCGCGGCTTAAAGGAGGCAAAAAATTGTTTCGGTTAGTTTGTAACGCATCCGGTTTAGTCAAGAATTGTCCCTGGTTTTTGGACTAACTGGGATTCCGCGCGTTTAAATGGCTTCTCGGCACCGTGTTCACGGTCCGCTCAGTTCGGGGGGGGTCGCCCGCGCGGGCGTAGATAGGCGCGCGCGCCCGCGCGCATTATGCGCGCCGGGGCGCAGGGGCACGCGCGCGTGTGCGTGTGTGGCCGGCCGCGCGCGCCGGGGCGCGTGCGATTCGCGCGCCGGGGCACGCGCGCGTCGGGGCGCGCGACTGGGCCGCATCCCCCCCTGCCCCTGACCATGCCCCCGTGGGCCGTCAGACACGGCGCCAGCGGCTTTTTCCTGGCCCCCCGCTACCACCCTACCGCCCCTGCCCCAAAAGCCGCCCTACGCCAATTTTTCGGCCTTCCCCACCAAGCGTTTAAACGCTAACGCGGTGAGCATGGCGCCTGCCCCCCTGCCCCGTTTCGCCCAATTTTTCGCCCCATGGAAAATATTCCTGCCACGTTTTTCTTGCTAACATTCAGTTTCGGCGCGTTCTAACATTTTTCTGTTCCGCCTTCAAACCGACAACGCGGATTTCAACCAATACGTGACGATTGTTGAGAATAACTAACCGATAACGCGGAAAATACATGCTTTGGGTTGTAAACCCATACCGCGTTTAGGTGTATTATGATTCGATATCGTTATTACCGGCCCGAACATTAAGAAAATTTAATTTAGCGCCCCGCCGCAGCTATGCGTGCAAAGTTTGCCGCGCTAACATCGCGGCAGCCCCCTGGAATGTCGCCCGATCCAACCTATTCCAATTTGTGACTGACTATCGCATATTAGGTTGAACACTGTATCGAAGTGCAGAAACATGCCAAAGCTGCCGATAGTTGTTAGGTATTCTGACGAATGGCGGAACGAAGTCATGGAGCGCATATGCGAGCGCATCATCAATGGTGAGCCGCTTACTGTTATTCTCCGTGACAAGGGTTATCCACCGCGTTCAATGGTCGCGGAATGGATTGTTCGTAATGTTAACGACTTCGCCATGCGCCTGGACCGGGCACGGCAAGCGCGCGCAGCATTCCTGGAAGATGAGATTCTGGAAATAGCTGATGACGCGCGAGACGATTTCATCGCGCACCAGAATCGAGGGGAAGTGGTCAATTCTGGTGCGATCCAGCGCGCGAAATTGCGGATAAGCGCCCGGTTCCGCCTTCTGGCCGCATACAATCCCGAGATGTATGGCGGCTTCTACGGCAAGGCCACGCGCGTGATCGACGAACCGGATAACAACAACAAAATGTTTGAAAAATTGACAATGGCTGAATTGGAGCAGCTGCGCGCGCTGGCGATACGGGTGCAAAACAGTGTAGCCCATGATGCCAATTGATCCGCGTCTACTCGATCTTGTTCCAATCGAGCGCGAGATGGTGGCGCGCGGGGGATATGCCATGTTTGTAAAACTAGCATGGCCCCTGATAGAGCCAGGGACCCCCCTGCTTTGGAATTGGCACATAGACGCCATTTGCGAGCATCTTGAAGCGGTGCTAGACGGGCAACTGAACAGACTCTTGATCGCGGTGCCGCCGGGCAGCATGAAAAGCCTGCTGGCGTCAGTATTTCTAACAGCATACCAGTGGGGACCAAAACGCCGCCCCGCGCACCGTGCCATCTACGCATCATATTCAGCAACCTTGAGCACGCGCGATTCATTGCGCGCGCGCCGGATCATCGAATCCCCCTGGTATCAGCAACGCTGGGGAAAAGGTTTCATTCTAACGGGCGACCAGAACACAAAGACTCGTTTTGAAAACAACAAGACTGGCGTGAGAATTGCAACTTCCGTCGGCGGCACCGTCACGGGCGACCGCGCTAACATGGTTGTTTGCGATGACTTGCTGGATCGGCGCCGGGCCATGTCGGAAGCGCATCGTCGCGAAGCGCGCGATTTTTTCTGGGAAACACTGCCTTCGCGCGTTAACGATCTTGTTAGAGATTCTTTCGTTGTCATCGCGCAGCGATTGGACACTAACGATACGATAGGCGACATTCTCGAACGGGCGCCGGATCGGTGGGAGCGGCTCATTCTCCCATTGGAATTTGAGCCTACGACGCGATGCGTTACGTCATTGGGATTCGCTGATCCGCGTGTAGAGCAGGGGGAAATCATGCATCCGGCGCGGTATCCCCCCGAAGTTGTGGAATCGTTGAAGGCCGATCTAGGCAGTTATGGCTATTCAGCACAGTATCAGCAGCAACCAGTTCCGCGCGGTGGCGGAATGATCAAAACTGAATGGCTGGATGCGCCCAGGGCACCGCGTTACACGGTGCGCGGCATCAACCCCGAGATTATCGTCCAATCGTGGGATTGCGCGTCCAAGCCGAAAGAGAGGAATGATCCGTCAGTTTGTATAACATTCGCAGTGTTCCGCGACCGTGTGGAAGTTTGGGATGTCAGCATCGCGCGCGAAGAATTTCCTGATCTACAACGGCGCGTCATGGATTGTTACGAGAAATATCGTCCAATGGCGGTGCTGATCGAGGATAAGGATGCTGGGCAGCAATTGATTCAGCAGCTACGCAGAACCGGCAGGCTTCCTGTTGTGGCGATGGACCCTAAAGGGTTAGATAAGATAACTCGAATGGCTGCGGAATCGCCGACAATCGAATCCGGCAATCTGCGCCTTCCTGATAGAGCGCCATGGGTGCGTGATTATGTGCAGGAGCTAACGACGTTCCCCGGCGGTATTCATGATGATCAGGTTGACGCGACAAGCCAGTTTCTGAAATGGTTGAGAGAGCGGCGCGCGTCTATATCCGGCCTGATGCCTGTTTCCGATACGCGACCGTCAATCCGTCTAACATAATGCAGGGGCGCATGTAATGGCTTTACAATTCTCCGAGTTTGGCGCGTCGGGGTTGCGTCATTACAGGGGCGAGATTCAGGAAGAACACCTGCGCAGCATCAGTGGTGCCAAGGGCCGCAGGAAGTTTCAAGAGATGGCCGACAATGACAGCACCATCGGCGCGGTCTTGTTCGCCATCGAAATGCTTCTCCGCCGCGTGCCATGGCGGATCGAACCGTTCAGCAATTCCCCGGTGCATCGTGAGCAGGCGATGTTTGTTGAAAGCCTCATGGATGACATGAGTCATTCTTTCGAGGACTTCATCGCGGAAGCGTTATCTTTTATAACGTTTGGTTTTTCGGTTCATGAGATTGTCTATAAGCGCCGCATCGGCAAGGATGAAACGAGTCCAGAACGTCGATCCAATTACAGTGACGGATTGATAGGTTGGCGCAAGCTGCCGGTCAGGGCACAAACAACGATTGATCGGTGGGAATTGGATGATGACGGGGGCATACAAGGCGTTTGGCAATCTGACGTTGATGCGGGGCGGCCTGCGATATTCATCCCGATTGAACGATTGCTTTTGTTCCGTACAACGTCCCGGCGCAACAATCCCGAGGGGCGTAGCGCCCTGCGGAATGCATATGTTAGTTATTATTTCAAAACAAAGATCGCGGAGATAGAGGCGATTGGGGTTGATCGTGACCTGGGCGGGATTCCGGTGCTTTATGCTCCCCCTGCGCTATTCGATGTTAACGCGCCGCCGGATATTGTCGCGCAGCGTAACGCTTACCAGCGCATTCTTGCTAACATACGCGCGGACCAGCAGGCCAGTCTCATGCTGCCGTCGATTTACGACGAGCGCGGCAACCAACTCTTGCGCATCGAATTGATGGGCACCGGCAGCAGGCGGTTGTTCGATACGGGTGCAATCATAGAACGTTACGAAAGGGCGATGCTTTCCTCATTGCTCGCCGATTTTATCATGCTTGGGCATGAGAAGGTTGGGAGCTACGCGCTATCGTCTGATAAAACGTCATTGTTCATAACGGCGCTTGAGGCATGGTTGGGTGAGATTGCTTCCGTGCTGAATCGCCACGCGCTAACACGGCTCTACCAACTTAACGGCTGGGACCCTTCCGAGATTGCCCAGTTTGTTCCCGGCGAAGTTAGTAGGCGTAACGTAAAAGACTTCGCGGAAACCGTTGCGCGCTTGACTGGTGCGGGCTGGATCACTCCTGGCTCGCAGCCGGATGAGGATTACATCCGCGATATGCTCGACATGCCCAGCACGGAGACAGTGAATGAAGCGGGAAGTGGCGGGAATGCCAGGAGCGGGGCGAGCGGGCGCGATGGGTCGAATGGCGGATGATAGGTTAGGCGTAGTGACACTGAACCGCAGGCGTCCGAATGGCGCCCCTGATGGGCTGCGTGTTTATATGTTCGGCGCCAGCGAATTCATGGGGCATCCTGTTAGGGCTGCGCTTTGCAGCATCCCGAGAATACATGGGCGCGCGCTTGGTAACGCTGGATACCATGTTTGCGTAACTAACAATTATCATCATGTATGGCGGGCGCCGATCCATCGCTCCCTGGATGGCTTCACCGGCGTGGTCATTCCTGATGAACGCGCCATTATCCTCATCCAGGAGGCATTGTGGTCGGACATTGCCCTGGATACACGCGCGCACAACGTCTATTGGCTTACGTTGAACATTGTTGGTAGAGCAATTAACGATTTATGGGGGCTTACCAATAAGGATGATATAGCGGCGTTTCTTGATGAAATTGCCGCAGTCGTGGCGCGGCTTCCGGGGGCGAAGGTCTTGCTGACGTCTAAGCGAGAATTGGTCTTCGCGGAAGTTTATACGCTGCTTTACGGCGCGCATTATTATGATGACATTCTTTTGGACGTTGCCGATCCCCTGGAACGCCGCAAGCGGTTGTTCCTGCGGCCCTGGGCATTTGGGCTATCGTGGGCTGCGTGCCAGCCATTGCTTGAACGGAGCAAATGGCTTCACGCCAGGATCAAGAAGAATGTTTGAATTAATAACAAAGGATACCACGCGGCAGGAGGCGCAAAGGTTGTTGGATGCCGCCTTGCGGTTGCTGGAACCGCGTGTTGCGGCGGCTTTTCGGAAGGCGGCAGAACAGATACGCGATGGTGTAGTGTTAGAGCAACTAGCAGAGGCCATTGCAGCTAACGACATTGTGCGAGCTATCGTGCTGGCCGGCGCGGAGCAACTCGGCGCCGCGCTAACCGGCCAGGGCCTCCCCCCTGGACAAGCGTCGGTATTGGACGAATTGGTGCAGGCTACGCGGCTTGGCGCTGATTCCGGCATGAGGATGTTGCCTCGGCAGGCTGGGCTTATGGCGAGCCTCGACCTGACCAACCCTGAATCTTTGCGTTATTTACGCGAACATATCCCCGAATTGGTTACGTGGGTTACGGATGATGTTAGAAAAATTATCGGCGAGACCATTCTGCGTGGACATACCGAGGGGCGCCCTGTTGTGCAGATGGCGCGTGACATACGCGATAGCATCGGCCTCACCCCTGACATGGCTGCGGCGGTGCGTAATTTTCGGATGCAACTTCTGACTGGTGAACCTTGGGCGGGTAAGTTGCCGTGGGAACGGCGCTTATCGGCGGCGGATCGCGCGCGGGCGCGGCGCATTTATGAGCAGGGTGGGGCGACGTTTACACGAATAGATTCGATTGTAGAAAGGTATTACAGGAGTCTTTTGAACCGTCGCGCGTTGAATATTGCGCGTACGGAAAGTCATCGTGCATTTATCGAGGGGCAGCAGAACATTTGGCGGCAGGCAGCGGCGCGCGGCTTTATTGATTCTAACTTGACGCGCCGCATGTGGATTGTTACACCAGACGACCGGCTTCGCCCGGACCATGCCGCCATACCTGGGATGAATCCAAATGGAGTAGGACTAACAGAACCGTTCCAGACACCGTTTGGTCCGGTCATGGGTCCTGGTGATGGTGTGCCGCAACTCATAAACTGCCGATGCACGGTGGCGCTTGAGTTCAAGGAGTAGGTGCCGGAGATGGTCAGCACAAATGATGAAAAGATACTGCAACCATCGCATATTGCGATTCCGCTTTCTCTGGCATGGGTGATCATTTGTGGCTTGATCGCCGGGGTATTTTCGCTTGGCATCCTTTATAACAAGGTAGATTCTCTAGCTAGGACTAATGCCGCCATGGGTGACATGCAACGGACGTTAGCAGAGATACAGCACGATGTTGGTGTTTTGAAGGGTGCCTTGGGCATCCAGGGTCCTTCTCGTGCGCCGGTGCGGCGCATTCCGTCCGTTGAATAGGAGACTTGGATGAGTGATCAGTCAGCCGAGCAGCGTGTGAACGCTTTGATCGAGGGCAAGTTTGTTAAGCTGGATGCCGAAAAGCGGATAGCCTACGGCTGGTTTTCCGTCGTCGAGATGGGCAATAACCCTGTTGTGGATTCGCAGGGGGACATTATCGACGAAGCTACTCTTGTTGACGCAGTGCATCGTTTTATGCAAGAAAGCCGCGCTGGTAAATTCATGCACAACGGGCCGCGCAGGGCGAGTGTGGTCGAGTCAATTGTTCTAACAAAAAACGTTCAGGATGCGTTGGGCATTGATCTCGGCATGGTTGGGTGGTTCGGCGGGATGCAGTTCCATGATGAAGAATTGTGGGCGCAGGTAAAGAGCGGCGGGTTCAATGCCTTTTCTATCGGCGGATGGGGGAACAGGCAGGATGCCTAAGAAGCTGATCAATCTAACAATCGAAGAAGTTTCGGTTGTCGATAGCCCCGCTAACAAATACGCGCGAATGCTTCTGATGAAGCGTGATGTTAACGGAGATGAGCAGGGTTCAACCAGTCATGGAGGCAACAAGATGAGTGAATCTGACACGAATAGCGCGAATAGCGCGAATAGCGCGAATGCCTCGCTTGAGGCGCGGTTTGAGGAATTGACGCAGGAAGTGGCGAGGCTTCGCGAGGCGAACGCTGCCATGAAGGCTGCTTCTGAAGAAGCTGCGCGTTTGGCGAGTTTCAGGGAAACCCTTCCGGGGGAAATGCGCGCGGTGTTTGATCGCCTTGACGATAATGACAAGGTGGCATTTTCCAAGTCCTATAGCCCGGATAAGTCTGCAACTGATCCGGTTGTTCGGGCGCTGGAATCTGTTACAGCCGATAACGTGTCGCTCAAGAAGCAACTTGACGACATGACAAGTCAGATTGCCGCCCTGAACGCTGCGCGCGAGATTGCTGGCATCGAGCAGGAGATCGCCGATCTTTCCGTGGTTACGGACACAGTTGATCTTGCGAAACGGCTTCATGCTCTGAGGAAAAGCGATCAAACGCTGGCTGAAAATGTGCTTGCTGATTATCGCAAGATGGCTGCGATGCAAAAGCAGGCTGGCATTTTCCGTGTTATTGGGACAAACAAGAAAGAATCCGGCAATAACTCGGAGTTCAATGCTGCCGTAGCCGAGATGCGCGCCAGCAATCCGACGCTGACTCACGCGCAGGTGGTGGCGAAGGTTCTTGCCAACAATCCCCGCTTCTACGACGACTACGAAGCCGAGCGTAAGGGAGCCTAACAATGAGTGCGTATGAAAATGCAGTCACTGCGATTTCTCTGCCTGCGGAATCCGACCTTTCCGCGTCGCAGTATTGCTTCGTCACTGTCAATAGCAACGGGCGTGTTGCCTTGACTAACACGGGCACGGCATCCGATGGCGTGTTGCAAAACAAGCCCAGTGCGCAGGGCCAAGCGGCAGCGGTTGGCATTTCTGGCGTCAGTAAGGTCACGGCTGGTGCGGCTATCAACGCTGGTGCCTTTGTCGCGGTGGGCAGTAGCGGGCGCGCGGTGCCTGTAACGTCTGGCGCGAAAGTTGTGGGGCGGGCGCTCGCTGCCGCGAGTGGCGCGGGGGCGATCATTCCCTGCATCCTCATCCGTTCCGTGTAAGTTTGAACAGCTAACAAGGGGCAACCAGATATGCCTAATCCGACTCCCGGCGACGCTCATGTGAACGCGCTTCTGACGAATGTCAGTGTTGCTACACTGCAAAGCGAGTCTGATTTTGTTGCGGGCCGCGTGTTTCCGACTGTCATGGTGGACAAACAGTCTGACATGTACGTCATCTTCAATGCGCCTGATTTCAATCGGGCGAGCATGACGATTCGCGCTCCCGGCACGGAATCGCCCGGCGGTGGTTATCGTACATCGACCGATACATACAACGCGAATGTTTGGAGCCTGCATCACGACATTCCCGATCAACTTCGGGCCAATGCGGATAGCATCTATGACCTGGATCGTCAGGCGGCAGAATATCTAACCATCCAGGGTCTTATCCGCCGCGAAAAGGAGTGGGCAAGGTCGTTTTTCACGTCCGGCGTTTGGGGCACTACCATTACTGGTGTTGCTTCCTCCCCCGGAGCAAACCAAGTCCTTCACTGGTCCGACGCCAATTCAGATCCGCTCAAGGACGTGAATGATGCGAAGCTCGCGATGGTCAGCAGGACTGGTAAGCTGCCTAACAAGATGACCATTGGTTATCCGGTGTGGGCGGTGCTGCAAAACCATCCTGACATTGTGGACCGCATCAAGTATTCGGGCGGCGTGGGGCCAGCATCCCCGGCTATCGTTACGCGGGCAGCGGTCGCGGCGCTGTTCGAGGTGGACGAAGTGCTTGTTATGCAGGCTATCGAGAATACGGCCAATGAGGGGCTTGCGGCGAATTCCGCGTTCATCGGCGGGAAGCATGTGCTGCTTAGCTACTCCCCCCCTGTCGCTGGCGTCATGGTTCCGAGTGCGGGCTATCATTTCTCTTGGCGCGGCCTTGTTGGTGGTGGTAACAACGGTATGCGCATCAAGAAGTTCCGCATGGAACATCTCGCATCGGATCGTGTCGAAATTGACATGGCATTCGACATGAAGCTCGTCAGCGCCGACCTGGGCTATTTCTTCTCCGGTGTTGTTGCGTAAGGCAATTAACATGCCCGTTAAATACAATATCGGAAGAATGGAGCCGGGGCAGGAATACGTTGTCAGGGGTTATATCTTGTTCGATGGCAAGATGTACTCCCCTGGCGACGTATTCCCGGTTGATGATTACCGGAGGCAATCTCTTGTGCTTTATCGCCAAGGGCGGCTTGTGCCACGCTTGCAGGGGGATGAAGTAGTGACTTCTGATGAAGCCATGCCTTCGGATGAAGTAGTGACTTCGGATGAAGCCATGCCTTCGGATGAAGTAGTGACTTCGGATGAAGCCGTGCCTTCGGATGAAGTAGTGACTTCGGATGAAGCCGTGCCTTCGGATGAAGTAGTGACTTCGAGCGAAAGCGAGGAATCCCCGCGCGTCATCCGCCGCAAGCGCGTCACTGCCAGTTAGTCTAACAAAGGAGGCTATAGTCAATGTCAGCTGCGTCCAATTACGCAGAAAATGCGATCATGGCGCTCATCTTCAACGGTACGGCATGGGCGAATATCGCAGACAACGCCGCGTCATCCCCGCTAACATCGCTGTATCTCGCCCTGCATACCGCCGATCCGGGGGAGGCGGGATCGCAATCAACCAGTGAAACCAACTACACCAGTTACGCGCGTGTAGCTGTCGCGCGGAGTTCGAGCGGCTTCACGGTATCTAACAATCAGGCTTCACTGACTTCTACGGCCAGTTTCCCTGCTGGCACGGGCGGATCGGGGACCATCACGTATTTTTCGGTTGGCGTGGCATCTTCCGGCTCCACAAACTATATCGTTCGTGGAACAGTGACACCGAACCTGACGGTTGGTGATGGTGTGACTCCGCAATTGACCACGGCGACGACAATCAGCATCGACTAATGCGATGCGTGATTTTTCGTCGGCCTATCGACGCGCGCTAACCAACGGCGACGTTAGCGAATTGATGCGGTTGTTCGCCCTGCTGCCGCATCTTCCGCAGCCGGAATCATATGAGCAGGCCGAGATTTCCATGCACATTGCCCGGACAATGGCGGAATCCATAGACGTGGCGCGTCGCCTGTATTCGCATAAATGGTTATGCGAACGTAATTTACCGAGCCAATTGCCCGATCATCTTCGTCCGAAGCAGCAACGATTGGGTGGCATTGTTGTTCAGGGCGTCGGCATCAGTGTCAATACATCTAACCCGCTGCGGCGGCGTGAAGCTGACGACATGCGGCATGAGATGGAATTGGCGGTGCTGGACCTTTACGCTAACAATGATACTGAGCCGGAGGTGGTTCGGCGAAGGCTTGACGACATACGAAGGAATCGGCTGCGGATGTAGCGAGTTTCATCATGCCCGTTCAATCGTTCACATACAAGATTGTTGCGGACAAGGGTGCCGATGGCATCGTTGTTTGTTACACGTTTGATTTTGGTCATACTCGGGTTGAACGTATTGTCAATACAGCTAACAACCAAGATTTTGCGCAAATTGGCGCTGATATGGTCGAGGTTGTCAACCTGGATGTTGTCGAGGCGGAAATACGGCAGAACATGGGAGAGATACTCGCCAATGGTTCTGCGGCGTCACTGACATTCAATGAATCCACGCTTACGCAATTGCGAAACCGCATGAGAGAACGTTTCCGCACATTGCGCGGCACGGAATTGGTCATGCTTGGCGATTTCCTGTATTCCCTGAACAACGCGCAATTGGCTATTATTTTTAACATAACCCAACAACAGGCGCAGACGCTTGTTGACACTAAGCTCGCGCCCATGAAAACCGCGGCGGATATTATCAGGAATATTCAGGGGGAGTAGGTGGCCGAGTTTTTCGTATGTTCAACGAAATGGTCTGCCGTAGCGCAATGGGCCGCGAGCACGGCCTATTCTGTTGGGGACTTGCGCAGACAGTTAGCAGCGCCAACAGACGGCAATCAACGGGTATTTCGTTGCACAACTGCGGGCACGTCTGGCGCGTCGGAACCGGCATGGAATCTGAATGCTGGCGCTACAACCAATGATGGATCATGCGTATGGACGGAAGTCACGGCTAACAGTGCTTATGGTTGGAACGCTGCCGCGTGGAATCTGAATCTTGCCGCGTCCCGATGCGCTGTAGGCGATACGATCTGGCTTGGTAATACACATCAGGAGTCCTGGACGGCATCGCACACTGTCAGTTTGCCTACCGGTGCGTCGAACAACGCGGGTGTAAATGTTATTTGTGTTGACGATACTGTTGCGGCGCCGACCATCG